GAATTTGTTCCATTATAAGGTCTTTAGTAGATCCTGTCACTAATACAACTTGATTCAATAAACAGAATTTTCTAAAAGTTTCGATGAAATCTTTTTCCATATGCTGTCTAGCTGTACAAATTGTACCATCAATATCAAAAATGTAGATCATTTTAACACCTTAACTAGTATTGTATCAAGATTTAACCTTCCTGTCAATGCATTTTCTGTGGTTTTTATAGATTCCCAAAACTCCTTTTGCGCTTTTTTGTTAGATATTTTCTTATCAAGAACAGATTTTAATGACTCTTCTGGTTTTCTTAGAGTTTTTTGGAGTGATAATGCCTCATCAAACCCTTCAATAGTAGTCCCTTTAACAGAAAATCCTGATTCATCCTTAGAAATATACAAACCAAGCTTTTTTGTCTTAGTATTGAAAACCCAAAGACGAGATGCTCCTATAATATCTGCTGGATTTATACTAACAAGCTTATATTGAATGTCTTCTTTCTTATAATTTAGCTTTAAAACCTTTTTATTAGCAGGAACAAGCTTCTTTTTTCTAGTCTTTTTAACAGTTTTTGTGTTATTAGAGTAATTATCACAATCTTTTAGTATATTTGATACAAAATCTAGATATTTTGTTAGTTCTTTCTTACTCCAATGTGAATATGATTCTTGAAGTTGATCATCTTCTTTGTTAATAGTAGCAGATATTTCATTATATAAAGGTGTATAATGGTCTTTAATATGACTTATGTATATTGATTTGATTGAACTTGATGCTAACCAATCATAACATTTAAACTTAGACTGTTTAGTTTTAATAAATTCATCAATATGACCTTCAATTTCATTAATATATTGCGTTGCTTGATCAAAAACTCTATCTTGTATAGTAGTTTCTTTCTTTTCAAGTGTTATTGGTTGTGTTGGTGATGAAACTTCTTTAGATTTTTCATAATTTAGTATAAATGAAAGTTTATTTTCAATTATATTGTTTTGTGCTTCTGTTAATACTGCACCTCTTTCTTTCATTCTTAGGATAAATCCTAGATTGGTAAAGGTATCATCATTGATAGAGGACACCTTTTCCAATATTTTCTTGTCGTATTTGTTATGTTTTAGATATTCTAATACATATTTTTTAGAATCTTTTGCATCTTTTATATTAGAATACCAATTTAGAGATCTAATAAATGACATTTCTCCCTTAGAGCCGAAAATTGGCTCTTCGCCAATAAACATAAACTCAGCTTGCACTGATGGCTTTTTACTCATAATATATTATCCCATAAGTTAAGGTTCTAGTAATTTTTTATAAACTTCATTTATAAATTTAGTTGAACTTTTAGTTTTTTTGCTAATTATTCCATAAAATCCACATTGGATTACCCAATCAGCATATACATGTGGGTCTGTAAGAATTGCTGTAAAATTATCTTCACTATGTATTCCTTCATAAGGATCACTTTTATAAAGTATAATATGATAACAATAACCTAAATTTTCAGTATACTCACCTTTTTGTTTTCTTTTATAATTAAAAGTTTTTATGGAGAGTTCTTCATGACTTTCATCTTCAGGCATAAAACAGATTCCATCTATTTTAGAGTCGAACATTTCTTTTAAAGTTTCTTTCATTGTTTTTGTGTTAATATTTGATTCCTCCGAACCCTGACCATGATCCATTCGTTATAATATTTATCAGGGTGCAACAACACCTCATAGTGAAATTGATAATAAGCTTCCCAATAAGAACATTCAGATTTAGTTTTACATAATTTTAAAATAGTTCTTTCAAAATTATCTTCACCTAAAGTTTTTACATCAGATTTTAAACTTTCACTTGAAGACCAATAAGATTCCCAATCAGAACTAACAAGAACTCTTTTCTTTTTCTTGTTTACCTGTTTAGTTTTTTTAAATTGAAAAAGTTTTTTACCTATATACTTCTTCCCTGTTATTTTATTTTCAATTAAGTATACATATCCAACATTTTTTCCTATTTGATCTGGATTAAATTCAGTTCCTTCTATAATCCAAACCATTATTACATCTCATCTTCCCAATAATTTGGAGCATCATCGGAATATTCGTGGTAATCTTCCTTTTCATTCTCATAAACTTCTTCTATCTCTTCCCCACAAAAAGGACATATAATATTTTCTTTTTGCACAACAAGATCTTCAGAAAATTCTAATTTAAATTCTGACTCGCAATTTTGACATGCTGTTGTTATTTTTTTCTTAGACATTTAATTTCCCTTTATTGTTTAACTTTACTATTTATCCATATTATATTCTTCATATCTAATAATATCGTCTTCACCAAGATAGTCCCCAATTTGAACCTCAACAATTTGAAGAATACCTTCACCCTTATTTGATAGTCTATGCTTTGCTCCAAGAGGAACATAAATTGATTCGTTTCTATTAACCAATTCTTCGTGTTTATATTTATCGGTTTCAATATAAACAGTAGCGACTCCTTCAACAACAACCCAATGCTCAGACCTTTGAGAATGAGTTTGAAGGCTCAAAGATTTACCAGGCATTACCTCAATGATCTTTACTTTCTTGTTGGAATCTTGATAGGTAACTTTATAATTTCCCCAATGGCGATTACCAATTTCAAAATGCCAATTCTTATATCTATTAAGAATCCAAGATGATGAATTAATTTTATCTCCACCTAAATTCCATGCCAATTCAATACCATTTTCTTCACAGAACTTTTGTTCTAGTGTAGGAGTTGAATTGGGTTTACGATCTCCACCATTACCAAAGATAAATTGTATTTCTGGTACTTGTCCTTCTGAATAGATTTCACCATGATCAAAAAGAACAATTTCTCTAAAATTAAATTGATACTGTTCTTTCTTTGAAAGGACTTGTTTAATTCCATTTAATGCAGAACCATTTTCATCATCTTCAAAGATAAAAGCCTCATCAACATCCTTTAGTGAGGAAATAATCTTTAATCTTTCATCTTGTTCAAGAAAGTTAATTCCTTTCTTTTTCTTTAACCAAGCATCAGAATTCACACAAACTACTAGATAGTCAGCCATTTCTTTTGCTGTTCTTATCATATCAATATGTCCACAATGTAGTGGGTCAAACCCTCCTGACAATATGATTATTCTTTTAGTATCCATACGATTACCCATATTTTTTAACAAATTCTCTACATCTATCCACTTCAGCATCTATTCTTGCCCAACGCCACTCATCAGAAAGGAATGCAGGACCATATTTTTCACTTTCCTCTATCCTTTTTCTTAATTCTTCTTCTTCCTTGGCCCTCTTAATGGAATATTGCTCATATTCTTCTTGAGTTGGCTTTCTTATATGTTTATTGAATCGATTAACAAGTTCTTCAGGCAATTTATTATGATCTACAGAATATTCACTAAAATGAGATACTTCTGAAGTAAGATCATTTGTAACTGGATTTAATTTATATGAGGGGTCAATAAGATCCCCTACACAAGCCATTAATTCCTTATCCATGATTAGCAAATTCTCCATGAAGTTGTTCTCTTAATTTTTTTACGGCAGTTTCAGCTTCTTTAATATCTATAAAACACCCTAAATAAAGTTTTTTACCTTCAAATGTTAAACGTGCTTCCCATTTTTTATTTCCCTTATTCCAAGAAACTCCCTTAACCCCTGATGTATTAGATTTAGTAATTCCTTTATTACGTTGTTGTTGGTTTTGATCAGCCTCTCTAAGATTTTCTATTCTATTATCATTCTTATTTTTTATATGATCAACAGTCAGGGGAAATTTAGGAAGATATCCATTATGATACAAAAATATAATCCTATGTGCTCGCCAACTCTTACCTAAAATACTAACCCTAACATATCCAGAATAATTATCAACACAACCTGCAACTTTCCCAATTAAATTTTTATTTTTAGGATGGTATTTCCAAATAAGATTTCCATCTTCTCTATATTCAAACAATTCTCTTACTATTTTTTGTGTTAATTCGCCCATACGTCTTTCCACCCTCCAGATAATGCACCTTTAGCATATGCCGTTGCTCTATTTTCAAAAAAGTTAGTATGCTGTGGTGCTGAAACCATTTCATCAACCCAAGTCAAAGGATTCTTCTTAACTTTATATATTCCCTTTAATCCCATAGAAATCAATCTACGATCACAAATATATCGAATATAGTTTTTAAGATCATTAATATCTAATCCTTCACACTCTCCCATTTTATAACAAACTTCAATAAAGGAATCTTCAAGTTCTACCATCTTTTCTGCAATAGTATACAATTCAGATTTAAGTTCGTCTTTCCAAATATCTCTATTCTCTTCAATAAACTTTCTAAATACTTTAATCATTGCTTCACAATGTAGTTGTTCATCAAGAATAGACCAAGAAATAATTTGTCCCATACCTTTCATCTTTCCTCTGCGTGGAAAGTTTAGAAGCATTACAAAAGAACTGAATAATTGCATTCCTTCTGTAAATGCTGAGAATAATGCCATCTGTTGAGCGATATGATTTTCATCTAGTTTTGAAAACTGTTCTATATATTCATGCTTGTTCTTCATTTCCTCATATTCCATGAATTCAGCATATGTAGCTTCAGGCATTCCTAAAGTTTCAATTAGATGAGAATATGCAGCAATATGAACTGCTTCTCTAGCAGCAAAACCAAGAAGCATCATTCTTAATTCTGGTTGTTTCAAAACAGGGAGATAATTATTTACATATCCTCCAGCAACATCAATATCTGATTGAGTAAAGAAACGGAAGATATTAGTGAGAAAATACTTTTCTTCTTTAGTTAGTGCATTTTGCCAATCTTTAATATCTTGAACGAGTTCTACTTCTGTATGTAGCCAATGCATCTTTTCATGCATTAACCAATAATCATAAAACTCTGGATAACTAAAAGGTTTAAATGTAGTTCTAGAATCTGTTAGTTTTAATTTATTTTTAGCCATATCAATCCTTATTATTAGTATCTTTAAATTCTTCTTTCAGATCTTGAATCAAAGTTCTTATGTTTGTTCCAAGATACATATACGTCTTTCCATATTCTAATTCAAATTCAGTTAAACATCTTTTTAAGATAGATTTTAATCTTTGTTCTTCAGTTATCATATCACACATCCATATTTTTCATATTAATCTCTAATATATATTCATCAAAGAATATTTCCACAATTACGAATGACATGCAATGCAATCATCACCGTTAATAATATCATTAAGGTTAATTTCTTCAATTATTTGTCTTTCTATCTGTCTTGATACTTTATCTGCCTTCTTTAAACTATCTGATCTGCAATAATATAATGTAGGAAGTTTATGTTTCCAAGCCATAAAATGAATAGCATGTAAATATTTAATATGAGAATCCGGTCTAAAGAATAGATTTACTGATTGTGTTTGATCAATAAACTTTTGTCTATCAGAAGCAAGTTCTACTACCCATCTTTGATCAATTTCCATAGCAGTTTTAAATACTTCTTTTTCATCTTCTGAGAAGATGTCCATATGTTGGATGGAACCATCATTAGAAATAATATCCAACCATACATCATCA